TGCTGATTTATCAGCGGTAGATACTTCTTAATGATTTTGGATTTTACTCCACCGTCTTTTAGCAAACTATACGAAAAGTCGTAATAGTTGATTGTGTCTTTTTTAGAAGCGAGGTCGTCGTATGTGGTTTTTAAGTTGTCTTTGAAGGATTCTAGCTTCTCATGTTCAGAATTTCGGTTTGCAAGGTTCTCGGTAAGAACTTGAATTTCCTTTTCAAGATTTCGGATTTGTCTCCGTAATCCGTGAATCTTAATATTATTTTGAGAAATGCCATTCGTTAGTTTTGAGATCTCCTTCGATAGAGCGGTGAATTGACGCTCTCGCTCTTCTTCCTCTTTAATTGCCTCCTCCAGTTCTTTATAACCAGATTGCAACTCCTTTGCCTTAGATTGAGCGTCGTTAATTCTATTTATTCTAAAGGTCTCCTCAATAGACTGCGTGCAAGTAGGGCATACCGTATTCTCAGTGAAGAACTTATGTTCTTTAGTAATAGTAGATACTTTTTGGGAGATCTTACCTTTAAGATTTCCTAACTTACGAAGTTTCTCTGCATATCCAACCAACTTATCTTGTTCTCTAATATACTCATAGAGAGGTTCTTCTAAAGAGGTGTTTTCATTCAAATGCTGTTCAATTTCTTCGCTTAAATCGGAAATTTTCCGTTTATTATTCTCTATATTTTCTTTACCACGATTCTCAAGTTCCCCAATAAAACTTTCTTGCATTTTGACTTTATCTAGAAGAGATTCTTTCTTAAGTTCAAGAACTTTAATCTCTTCTTTTGCGGAACGAATCTTTTCTTTAATGAGAGTATTCATTGAAGAGAAAATCTTAATATCAAGAAGATCTTCAATTACTTCTCTGCGATGAGCAGCAGAAAGTTGCATAAAAGGAACAAAAGTGCTACTACCCAGAATCACAATCTGAGTAAAGGACTTATAGTTCATCTTAAGAACATTTTGCTCCAACCACTTTTGCTGATCAAGAGCTGCTGCAGATTGATCCAATGCTGCGTCATTTCTCCAGATTTCAAAAATAGCAGGTTTGATTCCCCTGACTACTTTCCACTCAACATTCCCAATAGAAAACTCAACCTCAACCTTACAATCCTTTTCATTCACAGAATTGATGAGTTGGGGTTTATTGATTTTGCGAAAAGGTTTTCCAAACAAAGAAAAAGTTAGAGCATCAAGAACCGTGCTCTTACCTGCTCCGTTTGTACCAATAATCAGATTGGTTTTGTTTTTTGTAAAATCAACTTCAGTATACTGATTACCAGTACTTAAAAAGTTTTTCCAACGAATAGTTTTAAATAAAATCATGTTGAATGTCTGGAGGAATCACAATGTCATTTGGAGTAATAATAGTATATCGGTAATCATGCATTTCACAAGTCTTTATCATTATATCATCTTCTATCTCTATCACATGCATCTCAGGAAACCCATTATCTTCTAACATTAAAGCATATCTGACGGCATCATCCTCCTCTTCAAATAGATAGAGAATTTGATCCCCATCATCATCCATCACGGAATAAGCACCTTCAGTTTCTTTTCCATTGATAGTTAGAATAAACATATTAGATTAGTTCACATGCCTCCTGATAAATTTCCTGAATCATTTTTTGAACGATTGATTTATCAAGATTGATTTCTGCCTCCTCAATATATCTATTCAAAATAGAAAGAGTATCTTCAGACTCAAAGGCTTCAAATTCCTCAGACTCTTGAATCGTAAAGTTTTCTACGATTTTGAGTTCTGCTATATTAGAAGCATAAAGTTTATCAACAAACTTCTCAAACTTTTTAGTATCTGTTTTTTTGCGAACAATGATTCTTACAATTTTGTTCTCATATTCACGAGTGTCAAAAGTCTGATAATTAGTATCCTCATAATAAATGTTATAAAACAAACGATAAGGATTGTTGATAGGCTCATGAGTAACTGTTTCAGTATCAAAGATGTGAAATCCCCTTTTATCATTCACATCATTCCAGAACATCTCATAAGGATTTCCTAGATAAAAGACCGTTCCGTTGTCCGATCTAGTGTGATAGTGTCCCGAGTAGACCCTGTTGAACTTGTCAAATAGTTTGCCTTCCAAACCGTGCTCCATGACGATTTGTTTATTAACTCTAAATCCTTGGAGTTCAAGGTGCCCCATCGCACACGGGCAAGTTGTCTTTTGAATAAGTTTGAGAGTGCTTTCCTCATTTTCTTGATTAATCCATGGAATAAAAAGTGTTGGAAGTTGACCCAACATCACCTCTGTTGGTTCTGAATGCACAGTCACATTATTATATTCACGCAAAAGTAGATCAACTGCATTTACATTATTAGTGTTCTTATAATAAGCAGTATGATTCCCGACAATAGTGTGGACCGTTATACCCATTTCTTGAAGACGATCGTAATAATTATTTTTTGCCCAAGATAGAGCAGAAAAATCAATACCTTTACGACTATCAAAAGTATCTCCCATATCTACAACTGTAGTAATCCCTTGCTCTTCGAGTGTAGGGAAGAATACATCGTTATAAAACTTTAGAAAATAATCATGAAAAAGTTTGGAGTTCTTTCGTGCTCCGAAATGTTGATCGCTTATAATGGCTACCTTCATTTTCCACCTTTTTTACGATTTTCTTCCATAGTCAAAATTTGCAAGTTATCGGGGTGATGAAGTCCACCTTTACAGATAGGAATAATGTGATCCACTTCGTGTGGTATGCCAGTTTCACAAGATATTTTACTACACTCTTCATAGATAGTCAATATTTTATTGACTTCATCTTGATTTAAATCTGGTGTTTGGTTTCTTAAAGTTGCTCTCCTTTTCGCTTCCTTCTGAGCGCAAACCACTTTACCTCTCTCACTTTTGGAATACTTTTTGTTATGTTCCCTGATTGCTTCTCTTCTTCTTTCCCTATTTGCTGCCCATTTTTCTTTTGTCATATAACCCTCACAGGAACCTGCAAGTAGTTTTTCAACACCTCTTTTATGATTGCAAGGGAAACATCCATAACTACTAACATACTTTTCATAACTACCACAGTGTTTACATGCAGTAGAACCGATATAAGTTTTTTTACCTTCCTCTATTGCCTTCAATCTATTGTTTCTTGAGTTTGAATATTGATTGGGCATTTGCTCCAAAGTGTTTATTATTATTTATATTTTACAACACTTTGGAGCAACTTTCATTCAATAACGAAGTTTTTGATGGATATTATCTTTAATGCTATTATAGTCGCTGTAGTTGGATCCGTCAATACTGTTGTCGTCAAATACCTCAGAAAATCCAGAGCGTTCAAGAATCTTGTTTTTGATTTCCAACTGACGCTTCTCTCTTTGAATACGACGGAGGAAAGCGTAGTGAATGATTTGAGTGAAATATGCGAAAGGATTTTGTGACTTCTCTGGATTAAAGTTATGAATATACTGAACACAGTTTTCAATACCATCAGAAATCATATCCTCTTTGAACATGTAGTTGACAAAGTTTGGTTTAAATGATAAGTGATTAGCAATCTTCAGGAAGCACTCCCCAATGTAGCGAGGAATAGGAGGCTTTGGTTTTCCCTGAATCTGTGCAATCTCTTTGTCCTCACGATACTTAATGAGAGCAGCGAGAAACTCTTTGTTGTTGACATAATGCTCTGACCTCTTTCTTTTGGTCATAACTGCTGTGGTTATCATAAGTTTTTATCATTATTATGTAGGTATAATAACATAAACTTAACTAGTTGACAAGGTGTTTGAAACACTGTACAATAACCTTTGTCGGGGTTGAAAAGATAAAAGCTTAGCTACTCTTAAATATCTTTTCTAATATCTCTTTAGCATCATTGACATTAGCAATGTATCCCATTCTACGATTGATCTTTGATTCTTTTTCATCTTTCGTAGACTGACGTATATAATTTTGATAGAGCATTATCATTTCAATATCAGAAGACTCAGACATTGTTAGAACATCTTCTAAATTAATTAAAAACATATCCTCGGTTGTTGTTTTTAACCAAGGTTCTACTTTGTATCCAACAACACCAGATCTACTTTTAATTTCGCTGATTATAATCGGATTAGTAACAATGAGTATTGTTCGGTCTTCTTCTTCTGATGCTGCTACTTTTGCAAATATCTCTTCACCAGTCTTTAACTTTACTGTTGCATAAAAATCTTCTTCAATTCCCATTTCTTTTAAGTTGTATTGTGATTATTTCATAATTGAAGTTCTCTTCATTATAGATTTTAATTCTTTCAATGAGGTGATTTAGAGTATAATTCTTTCTTGAGTTATATGTACAATCATCAGCGATATCATAAAGTGTTGCTTTTACTTTATCTTTCCCTTTTCTAAGAACTCGTCCAATGCTTTGAAGATTTCGTATTCTGGATTTACTAGGTGAGGCGAAGATAACATTATGGAGATTTTTAATGTTGATACCAGTAGAAAAAGTTCCATACGAAGCAACGATAATTGCGTTGTTTTCTCTCTCTGTAATTTCACGAACTAATTCCCTTTCTTCAGCATCCACTCCACCATGAACAAAAAATACTTTACGATCATCTCGCTTTTGACTATTTATCTTTTCATATAAGATTGCTCCATGTGCTTCCACTCTGCTGAATAGCACGAGAGTGTTACCTTTTAAATCAAGTGTAAGATTTGTAATGAACTTATTTCTTTGTTCATGTGAGATTATATATTGTATTTCATCTTCATATGTTTCAAACTTTTGAGGTGAATGATTGAGGACAATACACTGAATATCAAGTTGAGAGAGATGTCCCTGCTTCATCAATTCATCGGTTCTTGTTACCTTATATGATGGTCCAAACAATCCTTCCAAAACCCATTTATGAGTTTGTGTACCATCAAGTGTTCCAGTAAATCCAAAACGATACTTAGCATGATGAAGTTTAGTCATAATCTCTATAAGAGATTTAGACTTGAATAAATGAGCTTCGTCTCCTATAATTACACCATAATCTTCAAAGAATGAACGTTCTAGTTTATAAACAGATTGCCAAGTTGTAATTGTAACTGGAAACTCATTTGTTTTTTCTCTACCAGAATAGATACGGTGACAATATGACTCAGCATCCCAACCATAATCAAGGAAATCCTTATACATCTGCTCTACAAGAGATGTCGTCGGAACAACTAAAAGAATTTTTTGTCCTTTATCCACATAATATCTTACGAGAGAATAAATCATCAAAGATTTGCCGCTCGCTGTGGGGCTTATCAATAGTTTTCTATTATGCTTTAGGGCACCATATACTCCCTCAATTTGATACTTCCTGGGAGTATGGGCACAAATGGAGTTCATATAATCCCTAACACCTTCATACGAAATGGTTTCATTTTCCTCGTATGGAGTACCATAAAATTTATTATCTTCAAATTTGTAAGTATACCCATACTGCTTACAAAAATTGACGATTTTATCCAACAGACCAACATAGATTTGTTTGGACCTCATATCATACAAATGTATTTCCCCATTCCAATTCCTTCCACGGTACTGGGGCATAAACTTTGCATTAGGAACCTCAAACTTAAAGTGGTCTCTAAGTTCATATTCAATATGAGGTTCCGTATTAATTTTTAAAAATACTTCGTTTGATTTTGAGATAACAAGGTCTGTAGTATTCACGATGATCCATTCACCTATGAATATTTATTTACCCTAGTCCAGCGTTAAATCTCATAAATTCTATAGCATTTTTAATTTGGTACGTTCTATTTTGTATTACTTTTAAAATGCTTTCAAGATAAACAAGCATAGTATCATAATAATCAATCTTCAAACACACGGTTGATAGTTTTTCGTCTGCGTCAAGATACTTTTGCATTGTATCTTTATCGCGGATTTTCTTTGGAAAAGGATCTTCTATGTAAGTTTCTGGATCTGCCTTTCCAGAATAGTATTCGTATCTTTCATGGCGAATATTTTTTCTTTGTTGCTCTGCTTTTTTCCTTAAAAGAAAGATTGTGTTATATAAATCAAAGTATTTTGCATGAAGAACTGGGATATTTGTGGATTCAGTATGGAGATTGTCCATATCTATTTTTGAATCTTTTTCCCACATTTCTTGAATGGTATCAAGATCAATACTCATAGAGGATTACCAGACAAATCGGTTATATTGTAGATAGTATACTTGAAACTTACATCTGCTGTAAAGTATTGAATATCAGT